TCAATCATGTATTTACTTCTACGATGCCAACCATTAGCAAATACCTTCTGAGATGGGTTCCCAGTGTAAATTGAAGTATAATAATCATCCTGTTTCTGGATATAGTTTTTAGCTTGTTCTGATGGTGTTGAACCGGAAATATCCCACTTTTTGCCACTATTGACATAACTATTCATAATGGCTAGATTTAAAGGTTTTTGAGCTTTATCAGCACCGGAAGCTACCCAGTAATCAGTATGATAGATTTTGATAGCTTGCGGTAGGGTAATCTGTGTAACCTCTATCCCGTGCCTTTTTGCCACAGCATTGGTAATACCGTATTTAGTTTTCCCACCGCCATCGGCAGGGTGATCCGACCAACCTCCTTCTACTTTTAGAATATGCGCGATCGCCCATGCAAAACCCTCGTCATTTATACCTGCTTGACTAACAGCTTTCTTAATCTCTTCAGGGGCTTGTGCTTTGGAAATATCACCGGAAACATTACCCGATGGATTAACACCCGTTACTGATTGAATGGCGGGAGATTGTAGTAAATTGAAACCCGCAAATCCGACTACTCCTATCATTACTAAATTATTGAAAATCATTTTTTCGGCTCCATTATTGGGATTACTTTTTTAGGGTCAATATATTTCCCGTTGAGTTTTATTCCCAAGTGTAGGTGATTTCCGGTTGATGTTCCCGTAGTACCAACTAGAGCTATGGGAGTACCGGCTTTGACTGATTGACCTTTCTGGACTAAAACTTTCGAGGCGTGGCAATATTTGGACAGGTAGCCACCTGAGTGATTGATCTCAACTGCATTACCACAACCGCCCATGTCACCCGCAAAAGACACCTGACCATCGGCAACAGCTAAGATGTTTGCACCCCCTGGCGCTGCAAAATCAATCCCGTTGTGCATTTTTTGCCCTCCCGTTACAGGATGCTCGCGCATACCAAACCCAGAAGATATTGTGTAGGGTGTTGAATGGGGATAAATAAACTTAGGGGCATCTTTACCTAACGTGACTGTTGAGGTTTGACTAAATTCTGTTGATTGGGGACTAGAAACTTGGGGAGAGGATTGGTTGAATTTAAGAATCCCAAAGCCCAACAACAGACAAGTAATGAAAATCCAGAAAAAAGCATCATCCAACTGTTCCTCACAATCCCTTATCCTCTCCTCCAATTTCCGGTTCAACATTGCCTTATTTTCCCCCCATATCTTGCTTGCCTATTTGTTCTGATTTATCGTTTTNGGGAACGTCAAGGTTGTAGCGCGATCGCAAGCCACCTAATTTAAACTCGCCACTAAATAGGTTTTTAGCTGTCTCTTTCTTTTCGGGTTTAGTGGAATCGGAAGATTTTTTATCATCGGTTTTGGGTTCTTCTTTAGGTTTTGCCCAGTCCTCCTTGGGTATCTGCCTAGTTATTTCTGGGATGGTTTTTACCGTTTCGGCTACACCCTTTTTAAACCACCAAGGGATTGACTGATTCCAACAAAAGTAAATCAGAAATACCCAACCCAGAACAGATCCAAAATAGAATAAAACTCTCATTATTTAACATCCTCCAGTGATTCAATTGGGGTAATGGTTGAATCGGAATCGTCACCTTGACCGGGGGGAAGTTGACGATTATTTGTGGCATTTATAGACCCGCCGAACCAATAGGTTAAAGTCCCTACACTTTTCTCGAATAATGTCTTGATAGCGGTTTCAACTGTCATCCCTCTAACTCCAAAAAAGACAAGTAAAGTTAGCGCAGAAACGAAAACAATTCTTGAGGGTTTCATAAGTAAAGCTCCTAATTAATTTGTGATTGAGTAGCTTGTTCAAAATCAACTGTTACCTTGATTTTCTTGTTAAATTCCTGTTCATTTAACGGATTGAACACTATAATTACCGACTCTTTCCCTTTAAGAAAAAACTGCATTCTACTAGAAGGGAATCCATGCTCTCTATAGCTGTAGTCTCCCGTTATTGGGTGTCGGGTTATGCGACGCAAGGAAAATCTGGTATCTGAAGAAACGGTAACTAACTGCACTGAATTAGATGGGTTGTGAATCCGTTGCCCTCTGGGTTCGCTGCCCACATACACCAGATAATTTCCTGGACGATTAAACACAGATAGCTCGGCGGCCGAAGGTTTTGGAGTAGATAATAACGATGTCGCAACAATCAATCCGATGGTCAATAGTTTTAACTTTTTGTTCACGATTCTCCTATTTATTAATTAAGACTTTGGACTGAGAGGACTGAGATAATTGAGACTCCCATGCGGGTTTTAGGTAGTTAATGTAACGCTTGTTAGTAGAACGCGGCTCTATTCCTAACTCGCTACAAATTTGTTTTAGGGGTGATGGAATCAAACCGTGGGAATATTTAAAAGCCCGAAGTTCAAGAGAAGATTTAAACAGGGCAGTATTAACCTGCTCCCACCAATCACTATCCGGGTCGGTTGATTTGGCACTGGCAAAGGTAACGTTAAATCCTGATAGGTCAGGAATTGAAACTACTCTTGATTGCCCTTTGATTGTGCAGATAGCGGGTCTTTTCCCTTCCTTGAGCAACCTTTCAGCTATCTCTATTAACCCCGTTTTCTCCCCTGCTAAATACCGTAACTGCGATTCAGGGATTGATGGGTAGCAGATTATTAATTGAGCTAAATTTTCCAGTGTTGCCAAAGTAAAACCACCCTCACCGACGGACGCGGATTGACCCACGGGGATTAACTTAATCTTGTAGCCTCTACCCTGCTTAATGATCTCAATTAGCTTATCGAGCCGGGAATTGGTTTTGTCTGACTTGTATCGTTCCACGATACTGTCAAATTCTTCGCAGATTAGGCAAATCGGAGTCAGGTCAACTTGAATTTCTGATAACTTGGTAAAGCCGTTTCTGGCTCCGTCAACACAAGCCTTAATCCGTTTATCTAATTGGGCGTGAACGTGATCAATTAGGCTATCAATCTCGTCATCGGGTTGCTTGATCCATTTGGTGTCCAACCCAAACCAATTATTAAGATAGCCGTCATTATCGGGCTTTCCATAGTTCGGGTCAGCAATAAACAGTTGACCATCGGGGTTATTCTCAAGCCATTGACTGATTATCAATCCCAGGAGTTTAGATTTTCCCGACCCCGTGCCACCCGTTAACCTTTGATGTGGCAACGATAGAAATTCGGATACCCAACCCGAATCATCTTTGATTGATTGAAACTTAGACTTGATTTCCGGTGGGATAGCTTTGATTAAGAGTTGTGAAGATTTGGCATAACCTTTTTCTCCAAAGTCCCCTAGACTATCCAAAGCCTGACCAACTCCCCAAACTGTCCAACTAACTGATTTAGCCAAGGTATCGGGGACGGTGCGGGGTAGATCCTCAAGTTTGACCATAGACTCATCCCCTAGTATCAACCCCGCTAAAGCACCAAGGCATCCCACGCCCGCTAAATATAGAAGGATTGAATTATTAACGGGTTTACGCTCAATTACCAAAACGCTACCCCATTCTCCTTTCTGAGATTGGTGGGGTGAGATACCTTTTAAATCCTCAATCTGAACAGTCGCAGCGCTGAATAAACCAATGGCTGAAAATCCTAAACTTGCTGCAACGGCAACTCCCCAATTCTCCTTAGTGAAGTTATTTGGTTTTGGCATCTTTAGCCTCCTTTTCTGCCAATTGTTTAGCCTCAAGTTCTAATTGCTTTTGAAGAGCCTCAGTCCGCTTCTGCTGCTCGTAGGTTAAAGCTCTAAGTGTCATGGCAACCTCAGAGAACCGACGGACATCACTCGCCAAAACCGAGACATTAACAGAGGTAAACTTTAATTGAATTTGATCTGCCGATGTAGTTTCCCAATGGCGTTTTAGTGCCAAAAGATTTCCCCAAACCTCAAACAACAAATCAGCCGCTTGCTTCCGTTCTTTAGGTGAACCGTTAAATTCTCCCTCTAGCGTAGCTTTATCAAGTTTGTTAGCCAGAAAGTTGATTTTCTTAATCAGAAATAACTCAATAGAAATGGGTTTCTTTTCAATCTCAGAACGAGCTTGCAACAGGAATGTTTCTGCTACCGCTTCACTCAGATTGTTAACTTGAAAACCTACCTCGTTTAATGACTTATCTAATAGCTCATTTCGTGCCATTTCTAAGTCAGGGGATGGTTGAAATTCTCCAGAATTATCATTAGCTTCGGTCGAGGTTTCCCCTGTTGGTTCTACCGTCATTTGCTGAACTTCGGCACTTTCAGCTACGGGAACGTTAGGAGCAAACTTCTTGATAATTCCTGATTTATTCCCGACTAAGGTAATAAAACTACAAACTGCAATAACTGTTAGTAAAACCGCTACTCGTTTTCGTGTTTTATTAGGCTTTCTAGGTTCCCTCTGAGTGGCTTCTGAATCCCCACTAAAAGCTGGTAAGTCATCACTAGGCTGTAAACTGTCTAACATCTATATCAATCTCCCTGTGCATGGTGTGAGGTTTTGATTTTCTGGGCGTTGGTGTTTGGAGTGGTGTTTTCGGGCGAAAGTACCTTTCCATAGAGTTCAAGGGCTTCAAAGTATTCAGGACTCCCAGGCTGAAGGCAATTCAGGTGATTCTCGGTTGCCCTTTGGATCAGTTCACCCAACACAAGGTTAAAGTCTGGTTTTGTGTCTGATCTGTTGGGGCTTGTTTCCTTGTTTGATTGGGTGTTATTGCGGGTTGTGATAGCCAAGAGTGCAGTAGTTGTGGAACTAGCTATTAATCCGATAAAACCCCCGTATTGACCCATTCTAACCTCTGATATTTCCGGTTCTAATGTTAGGGATAACAGGACTGAACTAAGACCACCAATCACAGTTCCAACCATGATCGCCTTAACGGGTTCTGGGATTTTCATATTGATAGTTTTGGGACTGTTCCCTGATTCGATTAAAGACTACTTGATTGCTAAAGATTAAAAACCCAATAAAGAATGCTGTTAAATAATAAATAGTATTCATTAGAAACAACCTCCCATTAAAAAGGGCATGACGTTATGTGAGCAGTAAACTCCAAATAGATTAACCAAGTCGATAACGATCCCCACTTAAAACCCTCCCATTAATAATTCTAATTGTTGACTGATTTCCTTGGGTTGAGGGATTTTTAGGATAACTTCTATTCTCTCAACCCGCGTTTCTAATTGTTCTATTCTCCGAAAAAACTTCTCACAGCTAACTGGGATTTTTTTGACTTTCCCACCGCTTCGTTAAGTTGCTGTTCTAAAGCCTCAATTGAGATTTCTTGATCAAAGTCTAAGAGGTTTCCTAACTCATCCCCGGACGCTTGATCAATTGCATTCTTGTACTCAGGAATGCCAACTAATAAAGCCTTGGCGGATTCAATTTCATCGTCTGCAATTTCATTTAAGAAAGCCAATTGTTTTGCTTTTTTAAATAGTTTAGCATCTTCCCGCCCGGAGTTTTGACCCGCAACAACAACGGCTTTAGTGTTAACAATCGCGTTATCCTTAGCTTTCTTTTGGGTCTTAACAACTGCATCATTGAGTTGATCTGTTGTACTCCCTTTGGTGATAGCTGATTTAGTCTGCTGTTTCGGCTGTTCCGCCTGGGTTTGGGGTTTCCGTGAGTTCTGATACAACTCGGTAAGTTCCGGTTGAGTGTTGTTGTCGGTAGCTTGTGATTCTTGATAGGACATCGACTTTAAACTCCTTAAATAGTTGGGTTGTGTTTAGCATTAACATCTTCTGGAAAACTTCTATCTCGATAGATAAACCGTTGTTTAAACAGTGGTGATAGAGGCTTTGGAACTGATAGTAGGTATGGTGTGGGTATTTGGAACTAACAAAAATATGCAATAGGTACAAGATGTTTAATTCCGCCCAATCAACAGGTTTTCTTGTTATCCCCAAAACCCCTTTTCTGTCTGCGATTGTCTGGTGGGAAACCTTGAAAATCAACTGAATCTCTTTTGAGGAAAATGGTTCTAAAGCGTTTTCGTCTCTAAGATCTATTGTTTTCCTAATTCCCCCTTGCCTCGATCTAAAGTCGCCCATTCATGGCTTCCTATAGTCCTCCGTTCTGGGTTTACTCAGGCTTGATTTAACCTGATGTACCAATAGTAAACCCACCTCTAAGGGTGGGCATAGGGGAAAATACATCTGGGGTGGAATTTGCCACTACTGATTATTCTTTTCCTGCCATTCCATAACATAAAGCGTGTGTTTGCAAAATCGTTTCAATACATCTCGGTCAACCCATAAGTCCACAAAGGTATTATCTTGATTAATCGTTGCAATACAGTATTGACCATTAAGGTTTTGCCCTAATTTTATTTCCCCTTTTAGGTGATGGACTTCTTGAGAGTGTGAATAATTGTCCATTATATTTTTCCCTCTGATTGTGCTAACAAACCTAAGTGGCGACGAAATTGAACGTATTGGGGTTTAGGGTCGTAGCCTTTGCGACGGTGATTTTTTACCGTGTCAGGGTCGGCTCCTGTTAACAATGAAATTTGGTTGATGGATTTTCCGGTAAGTAAACGAAATTCATCTACAGATAGTTCTTTTTGTGCAAACATTGTAATAGCCTCAACTTATGGGTTAAAGAATGGGTTGGGGTGGGGCTGATCGGCTGATATCCGGTCAGCCCCTTTCAGTATTTGTGTTAATGTTATGCTGATTATATGCTAAACGACATAAAAAAACAATGGACAAAAGGTATAGAATTACGATTAAGATCCCNGCGTGGCATAATAAGCGATTAAGGGAATGGGCAGCACTCAAGGGTGTAGCACCCACAACCTTGGCGGGTAACGTATTNCANGCTCGAATAGAAGCAAACGACNAACAAATTGTGGCGATGTTAAAGTCTCGGTCTGAGGATGAAGGATTAACTATTGAGGAATTTATTAAAAAGATTGTCAATGATTCAGATGATCAAGAAAAGCCCACTAGGTAGAGTGAGCTTCTTTGGAGTTACCATCAGATTAATGCCTAAATCTCGTCCCACCCGTCAATGCCGGAGGACATTACATAGGTTAGCTTGACCCCTAGGGATTGTTGGTTATTGTTGAGAATCAATCAATTAATCATCATCATCAAAATAAAGGCATTCACGGGACGCTATTGGGCGCGCTTCGCGCTCCCAATCACAGGATTTTTTATAATTATCGGAGGTCGGTTCGCCATCGTTGTTTTCCCCAAACAGTTCGACTGTCATCTCCAAAACTTTAACGGCGTTATCCCACTCAAAATATAAATAAGATAGCCTTAATCCCTTAACAATATGGTAGACAACCCAACCATCCCCCCCTGCGTTTTGGTTGCCGTCAATCCCATGATTGGTAATTCCCCAATTCCCGACGGTGTACCCTGCTACCTCTGTGTATTCGATAGGTTTTCTGGGTTCGGTGCGAGTAGCATCTGAGAATTTTGTGGCAATCTTAAAATTAGTTTTCTGCATTGATTTAAGTCCTAAGTAAGTGAAGTTTAGGAGAGGGAGTTTAAACCCTCTTATTTGACGTTTTAGTATTGGTAATAGTCGATTTTGATGTCTAGCTTTTCGATCTCGTCATCTACAAATCTTTTTTCATTTTCCGGAAAGTACAGAACTAAAATCAACCTCAAAATCTAAGTCCCATCTCAAGTTTGCTGATGTTCGGGATAGGCAAAAAACACGATCACTTTCAATATCTATCAAATAGCATTCTTGTCTTTTGTCTTCCTGGTTCCAATGCTCACCCGTTGACTGGCATTCATTGGGGTCAATCAATTCGCTTTCTAGTTGCCGATAAGATTCAATCCTCAACATCCGAGGATCGAACGCTCGTTTTTCAACAGATAACAGCCAGCTATGCAAGTATCGAGATCCGGTAATTTTAAGCATTTTAATTGCCCTCCGATGACGGGTAAGATAGCCAATACCAAAATGCTTTTCTTTGGTAGTCGTAGCGACTTTTGCGGTAGACAAGATTCCACCATATTTTAAAGTTAACTGTGCAGTCATGGATTCCGTCATAGATTCCGCCACGGGTTTCGTCGCGCATCCGATCAAATAATTTCATTGTTTTAATCCTCTAGGGTCTGAGTAGTGGCAATCATAGGCTTGTAATATTTAATTGAATGGGAACCTCGTAGCTTGTCAGCAAACCCTTTTTACTCATCTTTGCTAACTCAACCTGAACGTCTGCTATTTCAAATTGAATCTTTTTCTCTGCTCCCAATGGGGTGACTCCATCACAATTCAGGACTTCAATTAAATTCTCTAGGGTGATTTTTATATCCTTCTCAGTCCCATAAAGAAGGCGAATCATATAGAGGATGTAAGTAAATTTATTGATCCCCCCTGATATCAAGTCACACTGCAAGTTATAGATGTCTAAGTGTAGTTTTCCCTGTTTGTTCATCATTGTTCCCTGATTCTTTTCAACAGGGGACTTGTCTGCAAACTGAATAACGTTATCAATTGATTCAGACTCGGGTTCAACTTGTAACATGAGATTCTCCTATCTAATAAATGGAATTGCATTGTCTTTTAAAACCTCAAACCACTGCGCCTCTGTTGGCATCAGGTGTTCGTTGTTTTTGAATGGATAAGGGAATATTCTCCTTGCTATTTTTGACGCTGCGATCGCATCTCTTTTTGTAGCAAACCAACCAGGAAAACGTACCCCAAACGGAATATAAGTTATCCCCCAATAATCATCATCAAGTCGGTTAACTGCCAACCATTTTCTAGCTGTGGCTTGAGCTTTTCCTAGTCCATAAATTGTCTGTGTTGTAATTGTTTTTCTCATGTTCTCCTTGTCCTTGTAATAACCGAAACTGGTGTACCTTTCCAGTTTTCTTCAATAAAAAACTTGTCATTGCCTAGAAGGTTTAACCTTTCACATTCCTTTCTAGCTTCGCTGTGTCTTGAACTTGAAAATACAACTTGACCTAAACTATTCTTGACTACAAAGCCTTTAAACTCACTCATTATCCTCCTGTTAATTTGTTAAAAAAAAGGGGTAGTTCAAGGGTCTTTCCTACCCCGCCACTCGTCTTACTTACACAAACACAAACGATTAAATGATCCTCGTCTAAACATCACCTCCTTTCTGTTGATTTGAAGTTATGCGATCGCCAATTCATCAGGATTAACCTCAACAATCTCCCCCAATGCAAGGATGAAAGACTCCTCTCCTTGCTTGATTGTTTTCTCTCCCTCACTCCATTCAGGTTTGGGAATACCTTTACCTATTCCCAATAATTTAACTGTTACAGACGGGACGCTGTGACCATATCCATTAGTAAATTTGATATGAGTGATCGACTTGTTAAAACGGCTTTCATAGTATGGTTTAATCTCCCGATATTCTTCTTTCTTCTCACCGGATGCAATCATGTCAAACCATTTCTTGTCAACGGCTAAAGTTAAAGTTCTACTTGTGATTTCGTAGCCTTTGTAGTTCATAATTTCTGTGTTGTAGAGTTTTGAATTGGGGGAATTTCACCCCCAGAGTTAAGTTAAAAACCAAGGCAATTATTTAGAAATCAATACCCGCAGCCGCCAATGCTTCCACATCACTAACAGGGGGTAGCGCCGCCATAATTTGTTCGGGTTGAATCAAGGGGCGTTTAGGCTGTAATCCTTGCCAGACAAATTCCTTAGTCTGGGTGTCGTAGCCAACAAAGTAGTTTTTCCAACTTTCGAGCGTTGGGACTTCGTAGCCTGTGACTTTGCAGGCGGGTGACTTGGTTTTATCCCCTGCCATTTCGCGTTTCACTTCAAACGCAAACACACAAAGAGATTTGAATGTCATTGCCTTTTCACTAGCTGGGATTCCACAGGAAATGGCGTGACAAGATGTAATCTTCTGGACAAATTCTTGCCATTTTTGTGAAAATGATGCTTGAGCCGCACCTTTCAATTTGAGGCTAAGTGGAACTTGATGCAGTGGTTTGTTTTCTTTGTCCAACAACAGGACTTCAAACGCTTGAAAGTTGGTAAAGTTTTCGTCTGCTCCGTATATAGCTTTCTTGTAGTAACCTGTAAAAACGTTTTGTTGCTGCTCTTTGGTTGCAGCCTTATCTAATGCTAAAACGGGAGTCCGAGGGCATACCAACATCCGCATTTTGTTAAATAAAATACCCTGCTCAGTTTCCCCTGAACTTTCAAAGGAGTAATCAACTAAGGTTTTTTCATCGAAGTTTAACCATCCAGCTTTTGCAGCTTGATTGATCTCGATAAAGTACCCACACTGCTTAGGGGTTGCCCCTCTCAATGCTTGAATCAGGGGGAGCCGTGCGTTAGGGTCTAAATATTCCTCTGATGCAAATTCATCGCGCTGGATTTGCATTGATTCGTCTTGAATAATTGATGTCATTGTTTTAATTGGTTTTGTTAGTTTATTCGGGCTTAATCGCACCGCCCCAACGCCCGACTATCGCACAATCAGGCGTAAGGGAAAAACGATTAGTTTGATGGACTGTTACCTCGACTTTGGAAGATTGAATGAATTAATGAATTAAATTCATCCATTGGAATTGAATTTTCTGAAGCCTGTTTGATGATTGCAGGAATTTCCCGATCGTCAATCTCAATACATCGGTCGTTATAGATTTCACTGATTCCAACAGAAGTGTTGAACTCGACAATGAAGTCGCGTTCTTCTATTAATTCGACGAATCTTTCAGCCAACTGCTTAACATCCATTACGCCACCTCCTCGTGGGATTTGTAATATTTCACCGATCCGTTGTCGTAACGATATTCGATCCGATAGACTCGGTTAAATTTATCAGTTTCTTCTTTATTCGGAAATCCTATGATTCCTTCACATCTGAAGGTGGGATTTTCCCCATTCTCTCCCACTTATTCTTTAAATTCTTGGTAGGTGTCAAAGATTAAGGGTTCGATTCCCAGCGTGATGTAGTTACTGTTCATTTTTTTTTGCCTTAAATAATTAATGCTTTGTTGAACCTTTTAGGGACTTGTTCAGGTCTCGGTTGTTCTATGGGTATTAATAGCGGTTTTCCTCCTCAGTCCATGACTGCTCAATTAAGCAGTCGGCGGCGAGTTGAAATGAGCTATGGCGGGACATGCTGTATTGATACCCTTTTCCGTGAACTAACATCTCGGAAACAGCGTAAAAATCAGATTTGTACTGGACTATAAAGCCTAGTTTTGTTCCTGATTCATAAACTGCCGTTCCCTGTTGCTTGGCTAGTGCCACAATCGTTTCTTGAGAGGGTGAGGGTTCAGTAACAGGTTTTGATTGAATCTGTTCCCAGTAATTCAAAATTTGATTGTCGGATAAGTGTGTGGCACGACCATCTGTTAACTCAATTCTCACGATATCCTCCTTATATTTGACGGCTAAAATCTCATCAGGCTCGTAGCTACAAGTACCGCAGGAATCCCACGCCAGGACTTGTACAAGAATTTCTTTATTGCTTGCCAGTGCCAAGGCTTCTTTTAATGCGGGAGACTGGACTTGAGTGGAAATTGTTGATATCATTGTTTTTGATTGGGTTTGATCCCGTAAGGCGGTTGGCACTTGACCTCAGAAATCTGGGTGCTGACCGCTTTTGGCTTTATGTAAATAAATCTAGCACCAATAAAAATTTATGTCAAGGGGTTGATAAATATTTTTTTATGTGATATAGTCAAAATATTGTCAACTGAGGAAAGGGATGATGACTAAGAAGCGAGAACGACCTGACGAATGGGTACATGGGGAAAAGAAGATCCCCCGGTCAGTGATGCTCACTGACTCCGCAGCAAGGCTGTTAGGGCAAAAAGCCCTAGACCTTGGGATCACAAGATCAGAGGTACTGGAGCGAGCTATAAGAAGCGGTGGTTTAGATTTAGCCGATAGTTTTTAACAATTAACCCAATTATGTTTCAAATCTCAATAACAACGGTCACAGTCCTGGCTTTAATGGTGCTGCCATTACTGGCTTTGGAATCAGTCAACAGAGGAAGGGGAGAAAACAAGACCCCACCGCCAAAAACTCAAGGGTTTGAGTATGGCAAATTTGCAGCAACTGAACAAACACCAGATAGCAAATCCCCTAAACGTGGGGAAGGGAGACGCGAATGAGAAGTTTTATTTCACTAATACATCCCAGTAAGTGGGAAGTGGAGGCTGCATGATTGTCATTAGAAGCGGTGATAGAACAAGCCCAATCCTTACCGATTGTCGGCTAAGTCCCAAAGCAAACGCAATACTGGCTTTTATTCTTTCCCACCCTACCCCGTGGGTTTTAAAAGTTAACGATCTTTGGCATTCAGAAACAGATGATAACTCGGTATTAGGGAGTTTGTCCGAGCTTTACAAAACGGATTATTTATTATTTTTCCGGTGGCAACTTCTGAGTGGTAATTGGGTAGAGGAGTATTTGATTTTTGAATCCTTGAGATTGAAAAATGACTACCTTCGAGTCCTTCCAGATGATAGGAAGCAATACATTTGTGACCCTCGCCCACCAGCTTATAAACGATTGGGGGGAGCATGATTGACAGCATCATTGACGAGCATTTTGGCGGCTATTCCGTTGTCCGTGTTGATTATCTCGAAATAACTGGGGATGCTTGCGCGGCTCAGATATTGCATTCCCTAGAGTATTGGACAGCCCACCGATTCAGGGAGATTGAACGAATAGAGCAACAAAACGCCGAGGCAATCAAAAACGGGGGTCAAATTACTCCGGTTCCTAGCGAGTGGCTTTATGAAAAGATTCAAACCTTTGTCGATGCCATCTGTGGGACGTTTAAGCGCAACAAAGTGATCGAGGCTTTGAAGCTATTGAAAAATAAGGGTTTCATCGAAAGCAAACCTAGTTCAATCCCTAGAGATCAAACCCTTCTCTACAGATTCAATATTGAACAAGTAGAGCAATCATTGAGGGAAGCCAAGGCTAGTAAGGGTTTTAGCTCCAAAAGGAAAACCAAATCCCAGAGTTTAGATATAAACGATGAGAGTTTAAATTCAAANCTCTCCCAGAGTTTAGATTTAAACCGCCAGAGTTTAGATTTAAACAGTGTACAGAGTTCAGATTTAAACTCTGATCTTTATATAATTCATGATCTAAATATTCAAGTCTTAAATTCAAAAGACCCCCTAACCCCCAAAGGGGGAACCGGACTTTTCTCTCAGGACGGGAATGGGGGGAACTTGACCGGAGGGGGAGAAGAACGCAGCCCCAATCCAACTGAACCTCCTCAAGCCATACAACAGGGCGCACCTGTCAAAACAAAATCTTGTTCCGAGGATCAGACATCCGCCGCGCCGACACCAATTTATAGTGTTCACAAAAAGGAACATCAAGCTCGGATTGTTGCGATATACCAAGCCAACAAACCTACAGCTTGGCAACCCGTTAGCAACCTACACAGGGCTATCCGAGTGATGGTAGACGGTCTTTTATCCTCTGAGGACTTTCAAGGCGATTTAGAGGCATTTTTGACGCGCTTAGAGAATGCCTTACTTGAACTCAACGATCCGACTTCTAAGTTTGGTTGGTTCCGCAGTCAAGGAAATCTAGGGATAACAACCCTACTATCCAACTATGGCAAGCATTTGATGGAATTTAGCAACGCCTGGACTGAACGCCAAAACCCACAAATTCGATCCACCGCGCTCCCCGATTGGGCGTTAGAAGCTCAAAAAGAAATCGAAGCCCGACAAACCAAAAAGGCAGGTTAAAAATGGATATTCAAACACTGACCCGAAACATTCAAGACCTTCAAGCGCACTTTACTCATCTTCAAAAACTATCTCCTCGGACTCTCAAGGCGTGGTGTGTCCACTTCTCGGAAAACTTATCGGAACAGGAATTGGAGTTAGCTGTTGACCGGGCATTGATTAACTACGGCTGCAACCATGACCTCTCAGCAAAGGAATTAGTTGAACTAGCTAAGGGTTCCGACAAAGCAGCAATCTTAGACAGATGGGCAAAAACTTTAGAGGCGATCGCCAATAACTCCCTAGTCGATTTGGATGATGCAACTCAATACGCGATAACCCAGTTGGGCGGCATGAGTTACCTCGGATCACTCCCGAACGCCACACTGCAAGGTTTGAGCTTCCCTTTTCAGGCTCACGTTCAAAAATATTGGCAATCACCCCCCAAAGAATTTGAGCGCCCGGTTGTGATTATCCCCCGTGAACAAATCGAGTTCAAGCCCGATGGAAAAAAACCGCAGCTTTCAGAGGAACAACGGGTAAAAAATCAGGAATTTCTAAATAACCTGATCGCCACAAAAATGAGTAAAAACGGAGCGAAATAATGGAAGCAGTAATCATGCAAAACGTCGAGGCTGAGGAAGCTGTTTTAGGAGCCATTCTCTTAGACCCCGAAGCTATGGGGAGAATTGCAGAAACATTAGAACCTAAGTCTTTTAGCTTGCGATCGCATCAAACGATTTATAAGGCAGCTTTAGCTTTATATTCCGAGGGAGTAACACCGGATTTGATGACCGTCACAACTTGGTTATCCGATCAGAAATTACTTGAAAAAGCCGGGGGGCAATTAGGGTTAACCCGACTATTAGAGCGCACCGTTTCTGCCACAAACATCGATCAATACGGTCTATTAATCTCGGATAAACAAACCCGAAGAAACCTAATTGAATCTGCTTACGAAATTATCAAACTAGCAGAAGATACCAGTCAACCTTTAGAGACTGTAATTCAAAAATCAGAAGAACAAATTGCCAATATTTCCCAGGGGAAAAGTCAGCAAGATTTAGTTTCAATTGGTGAAACCCTGATTGATACCTTTCAGGAAATTGAAGATCGGAGTGAAAGCAAAATTCCCCCCGGTGTTCCCTGCGGTTTCTATGATTTAGATGCAATGACAGGAGGTTTTCAACGGTCGGATTTAATTATTGTGGCTGGTAGGCCGTCAATGGGAAAAACTGCGCTGGCTGTTCAGTTCGGTCACAAGATCGCTAAAAAAGGGCTACCCGTTGCGGTCTTCAGTTTAGAAATGTCCAAAGGTCAGTTAGTCCAAAGGTTGTTAGCGGGTGAAGCAAAAATCGAATCGACTCGGCTGCGGTCGGGAAATATTCAGCAAGATGAGTGGGAATCGTTAACAGAGGCGATTAGTAAGTTAGCAGAATTGCCGATTTTTATTGACGATACCTCGAATCCTACGGTCAATGAAATTAAGAAAAAAGCTCAAAAACTGCAAGCCGAAAACGGTGGAAAATTGGGCTTAATCCTAATAGATTATCTGCAATTAATGGACGGTGGCAGCGATAACCGTGTGCAGGAATTGTCAAGAATTACACGGGGATTAAAGGGAATGGCAAAAGACTTAAACGTCCCTGTTATTGTCTTATCTCAGTTAAATCGAAGTGTTGAGCAACGCACTAATAAACGCCCAATGATGTCCGACTTGAGAGAATCGGGATCAACGGAACAGGACGCGGATTTAATAATGATGATTTACCGAGATGATTACTACAATCCCAACAGTTCAGAAGCCGGGGTAGCTGAAATCATTATGGCTAAACATCGCAACGGCCCCACCGGAACGGTTAAGTTATTATTTGATTCCCAGTTTACTCAGTTTAAAAATATGGCGAGGTCAAGATAGAAACCCACTAATTATCAAGGAGTTTGAGAATGCTAGAAAATTACAAGAACACATGGACAGAAGCTGAGATAGAACAACTTCTACTTTTAAAAGACAGCAAAAAAACTCATGCGCAGATTGCTGAAATTTTAGGGAGAACAAAAGCATCTATTGATATCAAATATTCCAAGGTTAGAAACAACCTAAAGGAATCAAGTTGGATATGGACACACGAGGAAACTGAAACCTTGATAGCACTAGCAGAAACTTTACCGTTCACCCAATTAGTTATTCGATATAATCAACTAGCCGTTAAAAAAGGCTATCAAGAGCGAACAATATTATCCGTTCAAAATAAGTTATTAAATCTCGGACAAAGCCTAAGACCTAACAGTGGTTGGTATGGAGCCACGGCAGTTTTTATAGGACTAGGATTTTCAAGAGAAAGGATTCGTGGATGGATAAATAACGGGCTAAAACATCACTCTGAAGGCACAAGACAGTTTTACATTCGGAATGATCATTTGGTGGAATATATCCTCTCGCATCCTGATTGTTTAAACGGAATCTCAGACGATGGGGTTCGTTGGTTTATCGCTTTATTAAATGAAGACAGGGAGATGAAAAAACGTGATGGTAGACCAGAATCCGCCCGTTCATTAACCGCTTAATCTTGACCGCGCCCTTGATTGATTAATTCCATTAAACCCAACAAAGGAGATTGACATGACCGTAACAACCAAGATATTTGAAAGAGTTTTAAAAGTTGGTGAGTGGGTAGAGATTGACCCACATAAACACCGCCCATCTTATCTAATAAGAGGTACAGCATGGCGAGTTGAAAGTTTCAATGTATTAAAACAAACCTGTCAAGTAACTAACTGTAAAGAGGGAAGTTGGCACAGATCAGAAACCCTAGACTTTGAGGAGATTTCCGACTCATCCCCATTCAAAAAAACTGATATTGTGCAATTAAAAAAGGATAGCCGTTACATCGGACGGGTGATTATGTGCCGGGGGAATAAAATCAAAATTCAGTGGACGAAAGGATTGGCAGAATCCTTAGACTCGGACAAGATAAAACTATTTATTCAGATGGTCAAAGGGGAACAAATCCCCCTCGGAAATTACGCTTTCCAGAAAGGCGATCATGTCAAAACTACAGACAAGAATTTTGGCAATGTAATCCTCACTGTAAAAGAATGCTTACCCTCTGGAATGGTTGGCTTGAAATCTTCAAACGATCCTGACTTACTACTCCCCGGCTGTGGCTTAACAGTTGTTGAGGAGGGTTTCTAATGCCAACATTCGCAACATTATTCATGGGCGGAGGCGGTGCAGATTTGGGGTTAGAAGCCGCGGGTTTTGAGTCCATTTGGGGGATCGAACGAGATCCTAAAATTGCAGAAGTAGCACGATTAAATTTCCCCAATACCAAAGTATTCAACTCTTGTGTTGGTGAAATTCGCACTCATCTCATGGAGCGGGTTGATCTACTTTGGATGAGTCCCCCCTGCCAACAATACAGCAATGCACGGCGGGGTGATATTCCTGACCATAAAGATAAAGATGCGGGGCTTTATTGCTGTGATTATATTGCCATATTATCCCCTCGATGGGTGATTCTCGAAAACGTCCCAGGATATGCAAAATCACCAACTTTTGAGGCGATATTGCGATCGCTAATTGATTGTGGATATCGCTATCATTGGTTAATTTTAGACGCGGCGGATCACGGGGTTCCGCAAAATCGGAAACGGTTGATTATGTGGGCAGTTAAAAATTCAGAACCCCTCCCTTATTTCCCCGAATCAAAACCTAAAAAGGGATGGTATCAAGCCATTAGTGATTTAATCCCAGAAATGCAGGACTGTGAGCTTGCGGACTGGCAGATTAAGCGACTGAATGAACTGGGTTTACCGGAAAAAGCCTCTCATTCACCCGTTTTGTTAATCCCCCGTGCGGGAGCCTGTATTAAGAACATTTTACCGACTCCACAAAACAAGCCTTGTCCAACAATTCGAGCTATGGCGGGTGTTTCGACCCATTGGGCGGACATCGTACAGGGAAGTCAAATCAAACGGATTAGTCAAAAAGCGACGGCACGGCTGCAAACTTTTCCCGATGATTACAAATTCTCAGAATCAAAAACCCTGACTCAGCAAATCATCGGGAATGCCGTCCCCCCGTTGTTGGCTAAAGAGCTAGGTTTAGCTATCTTAAAATCAATTAATCTTTATGAAGACAACTAAAAAAGGATTTCAACCCGCCCAAAAAATTCATGCCAACGACCTCCACACATTCTCTTGTGAGTGTCTCTGGTATGATGCACAAACAGACGAGGAACTGCTATCTGAATTATGGACAATTAAACTCGATAAAAGGCGATTCAGAACCGATGTCAGACAGGCTATTGTCGCAGGACTAATCTACTGTTTTCTCGAAACACCGGAAGCAATAGAGCGACATATTAACAGGGTGTTTTTTTGGAATAACAAATCCCGTGCTTTTGAGCCATTAGGGGCGGTGTCTGACGCTCCGATGACCGGATCTAGTCCAGTTGATTTTGAAGCCGATCCGGTGGTGGCTTTTGAGAGATTGAAAGCCCTTTGTGTTGAGATTGAGATTATCAAGGTTGACTCTTATACAGGTTGACTCATCCCCCGGACATTTCGAGTGTCGCGGGGGTATTCCTATAAGTTGAACGTCCCTTTAGTGTAGTCTATTTCGGTTTCAAAAATAGATGGAGTCTACTAAAAAGGGGCCGGAGCCCCTTTTTAAGTTGATTACCTATTTTTAAAATTGCTAACCATATCTGGTTAGAGAATATTCCCTCTTCATCGCCTAATCGTTAATCCTTTCGGCTCCAAGGGCAGCTTTTGGCTTGCCGATCTAAACGTCGGTGATTCCACTATAGTTGTATATAATGGAAATGTCAATACATACGTTTCAATTTTTTAAATAGGTATGTCTAATTTTAGCGAAAATGTGCGAACAAAGGAGTTTAAACTCATTCTATCTTCAGAACAAGAGCGAACCATAGAAGATTGGATGCTAGTTTGTAAGTGGGTTTGGAATCGCTCGTTAGGACTGATAGAGGAATTTAATGAGTGGAACCCTTACGATAAACTGTCAAAGTCTAACGTCCCTGCAACTCCCCTGCAACGATACGACCGCAAGCTCAAGCAATGGGTACGAATTGAGATCCCAGATTGGAAGATGGGGATTGAGCGAGTCGAGAAGAAAAGGGGGTTAATCCATCCCGTTGCCATTGATGAAAATAGCCCTATTATTGACTCACTGGATTCTAAAAAGTCGGTACTATACGGGTTCCTAAAGGTATTTGGACATCAGCACCACAAGGATCGGATTGTGACTTATTTAGTTAGAGGTGAGGAGCGAAAAGTTAATTTCACCGATTGCCCGGCAAAATTCATTCAAGGTGTAGCGCATGAACTATCAAAGGCTTGGGAGGGATTTCTAGCGGGTCGCCACAGCCGCCCACGTTTCAAAACAGCTAAAGATAAGGTGATGACTTTAATCCATTACAACGCTAAGGATCTAGGCGTTAAGGACAGTAAGGTCAATATTCCAAAATTGGGTTATATCGAGGTAATTGGATTTGATAAACGGTGGTATGGTTGCGATTTTAACCCGATGAAAATTTGCAAAAAAGCGTCGGGGTGGTATATACAATTAACTGCGTCCGTCCCTGTCAAACAAGCCAAGAAGACAGGGTTATGTTGTGGAATTGACCCCGGACATCAGTTTGTTATGGCATTGGATAATGGTCATACTATTGAGGCTGCACAACCTTTAAAGCGATCGCTAAAACGTCTAAGGAAAATGCAGCAACAATTATCTCGCAAGTATCGAATGAACGAGGGAAAAACTAAGAATTGGGAGAAACTCAATAATAAAATTGCTAAACTTCATGAGAAAATCGCCCGTCACCGCCGATCATTCAATCACTGGCATTCTACCAATTTAATCAATTGGTTTGACGTGATTTTTGTTGAGGATTACAAACCCGCCAACGTCTACCGAAAAGCTAAAGCCAAGGCAAAATTAGACACAGAAGGAAATCCAGTGGTTGCCGAAAATGGTACAGTTATCTACGATAAAAATAGTCAAAAACGCAAACGAGGAAGTAACAGAACAGGGAGTGATGTAGCTATTGGTCAAGCTATTGATTTATTAGAAACCAAAGCAAAGGAACACGGAAAATTAGTGATTCGGGTTGATAATTGGGGAACTACTTTATGTTGTGCGAAGTGTGGACATCAAGAGAAGAAAAAGCTATCTCAACGCACTCACAAATGCTCTAATTGTGGTTATACCGTTGCTCGTGATGTCAACTCAGGACAGAACATTAAGTTAAAAGGTTTAGCTCAAATGGCAATCAATCAAGGTGTGGAATTGTCCGATAATTTCTGGTATAAATTCCTGATTAATAAAAATTCGGCAACCCCTAGCTGTTCTAAAAAGGCAACCAAGAAAAAAACCAAAAAGTCAGACACCATAACGATTCCAGATGATTTGTTTAAAAACGGGGTTCACGATTTTTTAGTTGCCGAAACCGCCAAAACTCATGCTATAATAAATCGAATGAGCTTAGGTGATTTCGATAGAAACGCCTGAAACAACTGCGGATTAAGCTCTCGCAATAGACGATTGCCTATTTTATGGATTGAAACTCCTGATGTTTGATAGTTAGATTTTGAGGTACTTATCTCGCAATAGACGATTGCCTATTTTATGGATTGAAACATAGCGACTCAATTAGACATTCTCGGTATCTTGAATCTCGCAATAGACGATTGCCTATTTTATGGATTGAAACTAAACTGTTAGAATCCGATTCTAAAACCACAAATGGCTCGCAATAGACGATTGCCTATTTTATGGATTGAAACAGAGATATTCTTGATGCCCGCAATAGACAATTGCCTATTTTATGGATTGAAACGATGCTGTAGGCTTTGGACTTATTGTCAAGATTGACCCGCAATAGACGATTGCCTATTTTATGGATTGAAATAACGATTGCATTGTTTCTTGACTAATTTGATACTAGCTGACTATATTATAATTTGATCGTGGGTGAACGTCTGCTTCATGCAGTGTTGTTAAAAGATTTATTTCTTTTGACACTAGCCCACACCTTGCTTTAAAGTGTAGATCATTATATAATAATAGAAATACATCAAACAACAAAAATTATGATCAATTCTTTACGATTACTTAATTTTAAATGCTTTAAAGATCAAACTATTCCACTCAAATCCCTGACACTGTTGACAGTTAATGATTATCTTATTTCTTGACTGAAGATGCACAAAAGAGTAGGAGACTAATGGACAAATTCAAGGTTGATGTTTTATCGAAAACAGCTAATCCCCAGACAATAATGTATCTGGCTCTCCATCAGGATTATAGTGAGGATTATATATATGAAAGCCTTGATAAAACCCCTTCTGAAATTAAGTGTGGGGAGATAGCCGTTAAACGATTACTAGAGGGAAATAGAGGACACTTTGGAGTGTTAGAGCACTGCCACATCGTTTTTAGTGTGGGATATTTCCCCCATAGTGTGATGCAACAGGCAACCCGGCATAGAATAGCTAGTTTCGATGTTCAATCTGGGCGCTACTCAGCAGAGGATTGTTGATGTAATCAACTTCAAGAGAAGTTTAGAAGATGTTTTTTACCTCCGTCCGGTGGGGAATTACAGCGATCGCCAAGGCAAAAAATATTATTATTCACCTGAATTAAGAGAAATCCATTTACAACACTGTGTAGATGCTTGTGGTTTGTATAAACAAAACATTGAGTCTGGGATGAGTGA